TCCGTCTCTTCCTGAATAGGAGAGCGGAGCAGTGAGAAGATGATTGATATGGTAAGTACATCATCTAACTATGACAATTGAGTGTATCTCTTCTGTTGCCCCCTCCTTATCAGGAAGGGAGGCAATAACAGAAGATACACTCAAGTAGTCATACAAGATGGTGCTATGGTAACTAGGACGTATCTAATGCTTCCACGACGAATGGCAAGTAGAACATCCAGAGGAGAAGAACCATGTACGTTCGTGAACTTGATGGCAAGAGCGCGATTGAGATTGCTGAAGCCTACGAAGACTTGATGCTACGGCTGGTGGAAGCGGTGAGTAGAGGTGTTGAGGCGTCCCTGGCGAAGAGCGCTCTCGAATCGCTTGCTGTGGCCGAAGCGCACGATGAAGACCAGTCGCTGGTCAAGAACCTGCGACTAACCAAGGCGACCCTGCAGACGAGACTCGGTAACGATGCGGCTTACAACGAAGTCTGCGAACAGGTCCACAAGGCGGCGGCTGAGAGGGAGGAGTTGAAGGCCGGCATCGAGGCAATCAAGTTGTGGGCGCAACTCCTTGCCGCCGGTGTGCGGTAGTTGTGCTAAAATGATTCATGAGGTGAAGAACCTCTTCACAACGTGGTCGGCCCGTTAAGCAGCAATGAGCGGCGGGAGGGTGGGACAGGGGTGAAAGCCGTGGATGAGCCATGAGGAAGTCCCGTGTAGAACTGGCGCGTGAGTTGATAGCGGCGAGGGACGCCGCGAAGCAGGAGGCGAAACAGGCCACGAAGGCCATCGCGAAAGCCGAGGGGGCGGTCGAAAAGGCTGTCGCGGTCACGCAGAGCGCGGAGGAGAAGTTGCGCTCCGCGTACCTTGCGATGGCGCGGCAGGGCTTGACGCACGCCGCCATCGCCACGGAGTTGCGCCTGGAAACCCGCAAGTACCACAGGTGGAAGATGGAGAACCCGGAGTGGTACGAAGCGGTCGGAAACGCGAGGCGGTACGGGCGGGAAGAGCGGAAGCGCAGGGCTGAGGACCATCTGCTGGACGCGATATCCAGCGGGAGCGTGGACCGGAACAGCGTCAACGCGGCGATGTTCCTGCTCAAGTCCTACGAACCGGAGACGTTCTCCGAGGGGCAGCGGTTCAAGACACCGGAGGGGAAGCGGGTGGAGGTGGTCATCAGGGACGGCAGGGAGCCGGAGCCGAAAGCGCTCCCAGCCGAGTTCACGGTGGAGGGTGGATGAGACAGGAGCGCACGGAGAAGATCATTCTTCCGCACGACTTCGAGCCGCGCCCCTACCAGCAGCCGTTCTGGAACTACATGATGGGGGGCGGCCGGAAGGCCGTCCTCGTCTGGCACCGCCGGTCGGGCAAGGACTCCGTGACCTGGAACGCGCTCATCTGCAAAGCGTTCCAGAGGGTGGGAACCTACTGGCACATCCTCCCGACGTACCGGCAGGCGCGGGACATCATCTGGACCGGGATGAACAAGGGCGGCAAGCGGTTCATCGACTACATCCCGAAAGACCTCATCGTCCGGAAGCACGACACCGAGCTGCTCATCGAACTCGTCAATGGGTCCATCATCAAGCTGGTCGGCTCCGACAACACCGACCGCGTCGTCGGAACGAACCCTATCGGCGCTGTCTACTCCGAATACTCTCTCCAGAGGCCGTCAGTGGCCGACCTCCTGGGGCCGATCTTCGCGGAGAACGAGGGCTGGCAGGTCTTCCAGTTCACTCCACGCGGCCACAACCACGCCTACACGCTATGGAACAACGCGAGGCAGACCGAGGGCTGGTACACGTCGCGCCTCACGGTGGACGACACCCGCGCCATCCCTTTGCAGGCCATCGAGGACGAGCGGGCTCGCGGCATGGCCGAGGAGCTGGTCCAGCAGGAGTACTGGGTATCGTTCGAGGCCGGCCAGGTCGGGGCCTACTACGCCCAGCAGATGAGGGTCGCTGAAGAGGAAGGGCGCATCACGGAGGTTCCGTGGGAGCCGAAGACGCCGGTCCACACGGGCTGGGACATCGGTTTCGGGGACGCGACCGCCATCTGGTTCATGCAGCCGGACCCCGGCGGCAACTGGAAGTTCATCGACTATTACGAGAACAGCGGCGAACCGCTCTCCCATTACGTCAAGGTCGTGAAGGAGAAGCCGTATGTGTATGCCTACCACTACGCCCCGCACGACATCGGGAACATGGAGTGGGCGGCCGGAGAGGTACGGCTCGATACGGCGCGGAACCTTGGCATCAACTTCACCGTCGTCCCGCGCCACAAGGTGGAGGACGGCATCGACAAGGTGCGCCAGACGCTGATGGGCGCGTGGTTCGACAGGAAGAAGTGCAAGCAGGGCATCGACGCCCTGATGTCGTACCACAAGGAGTACGACGAAGAGCGCAAGACTTTCAGGACGAAGCCTGAACACGATTGGAGTTCTCACTCCGCAGACAGTGTGAGATATCTGTGCATGGGCTACCGCCCTGCGCGTTCCAGGCTCATAATCACGGGGCCGAGGTGGTGACAATGGATGAGATGGTTCAGGGGACAACACAACAGGCCGCAAACGCCCCCGACGAATCGCAGATTGTGAGACAGGTCTCCGACTTCCTCGAAGCGTCGCGGGAGTACCGCAAGCCGTTCACGGAGGACTGGAAGAAGAACCGGCAGTCCTACCACAACGAACACGACTTCTCCGGCAAGGCGTCATGGCAGAGCAAGCACTACCTCCCGAAGGTGGCGAAGGACGCCGACTACATCGCGGGGCGCATCAGCGAGGCGACGACCGACCGTCAGGATGCCCTGATAGAGATGGTCCCGCTACAGGAAGAGGCGGCTCCGGCGGGGGCCGTCCTCTCGAAACTGGTGCGCGAGGGGTGGAGCCGCGAGGGGTTCGACGAGTGGTTCGAAGGGCAGACGGTCCACGCCCTCCAGACCAGCGGCTATGTTCTCAAGTGCTACCCGGACGAGGGTGGCCCGTGGCCGGGGTATGCGCGGATTGAGCCGTGCCCGATGGACCGGCTTTACCGTGATCCGACAGGCCGCGGCAAGTACCACATCTACGTCACGCCGGTTGACTACTCCGACGCGCTGAAGGTGGCCGAGCAGAACGGCTGGGATACCGAGGCGCTGGAGGAGTGCCGGCGCGGCGGCGATGTCCGTCTCAAGACCGACGAGGACGGGTGGAAGGTCGGGCTGGCCGACGACATCGGCATCTCCGACAAGGCCGAGACATCCTGGCGCAATACCGTGTTCCTCGTCGAGTACTACGGCCCGTTGTTCGACAGCGACGGCGGCGTGGTCGCGGAGTTCGTCTACTGCGTGCTGGCCAACACGAAGCGTCTGCTGTTTCTGGACGTGGACCCGTTCGGAGACGGCAAGAGCGGCATCGTGAGCGGGGACGTTCTGAACGACCCGTTCGCGGTGTACGCGAAGGCGTTCCTCTCCGATGGGCGCGAGATTGCGAACGCGCAGACCAAGCTCGCCAACATCATGCTCGACCAGGTGAGCCTGAACGTTCCCGCGCTGGAGTACGACACCACCGTCGCCACCGCCGAGAGTGACAAGGCCATCCTGAACGGCGTTCCGATGGGTGCGGTCCTCCCGAAGATGGGGGGCTCGCCGCTGCTCAACCCCGTGAAGCTCGCCTACTTCACCGGTGACACCGTGCTGGTCGCGCAATGGCTCGACAACGAGCGGCAGGCGGCGACCAACAGCACCGACATGACCCGCGGCATCCCCGCCCAGCGTGGCTCGAAGGAGGTCACGGCAACCGAGTTTTCGGGCAAGATGGCCGCGGCCGGTGGCACGTTGAAGAGCGTGGCGACCGGGATAGAGCGCAGGGTCATCGTCCCGCTGGCCGAGCGGTGCCTGTACTACCTCCAGAAGTCGGGCGTGGACATCTACAACCCCGCCGTTCGGGCCGTGGCCGGAGACGAGATTGAACACGCGATAGAGAAGATAGGCGAGAAACTCGCTGGTTCTCCGCAGGCCGCGATGGCGATGCAGGGCGGCGGGAATCCACAGGTTGTCGCGGCGGCGTTGCGCCAGCAGGCCGAGCAACTGCTCCAGCAGTATCTCAGGATGCCTTTCATCGTGAAAGCCCGCGGCATCAGTGCGGTCCTCGAGCGGGAATCGTCCTTCCAGAACGTCGTCGGGTTGCTGACCGTGGTGTCGCAACTCCCCGGTGGCGCGATGACGCTGGACGTTCCGAAGTCAGCGGAACTCCTGGCGCGGCTGGCTGGTGTCTCATGGTCCGACATCGCCCTCGGAAACGCGCAGCAGCAGTGGATGATGGCGATGGCGCAGATGATGGCGCAGCAGATGGCGCAACAGGCGGTCCAGAACTACGAGCAGGAGCGCGAGTTCGAGGACAAGCAGGAAGAGGCCGGCGAGGCGCAGAAGACCATCGACAAGGCGAAGAAGCCGAATGACTGACGACGAACTGTGGGACATGTGTTACCGCTGGTCGCGCAAGATGCAGGGATTCGGCATCGCGGACAACGACGACCTTGCGACGGAGATGTGGCTCGCGTGTCACGAAGCGATGAAGCGGTATGACCCGACAAGGGGTGCCACGGAGCGGACGTGGTGCTACCTCCACGCGAAAAACGCGGCTCAGAAGGCGCGGCAGTCCGCGCACCCGATGGGGCGCAAGGCGGTTCGCAGGGGGGTGGACCCCTATGCGGTTCGCAACGCGGACGTGACCCACGTCAGGGCGAAAGAAGCGGCTTACGACAGCGTGGACCTGTGGGAGTCGCTGGAAGAGGTGTTCGGCAATCCGAAGTGGCTGGAGAGGCTGAAAGACATGGCGTTCAAGGGCGAACCGCTTCGCCCGACACGCCCCAACGGTTGCAGGACTAACGCCTGGAACCGTGCGACATTCGCCATAAAAATGGCTCCCTTGCTTGAAGAGTGGGGACTTGCATGAAACTCAGCGCGACCATCCGAAGGCAGATAGAGGACGTTTGTCCCGGCCCCGATTCCGAGGTGCTGGTGTCTTACGGGGGGCCGCGCAAACTGCTTTGCTGGCTGGGGTTCCACGACAAGGACGAGTATGTCGTGGGCGACGATGAGTACACCTATACCACGACCCTGTGCAAGTGCTGTGGCAAGAAGGTGTACGTTTCATTCACGGAGGAAAACTTTGACCGCGAAGACGACAGAGAAGGCTGAAGAAGGGTACGTTCAGGCCGCTATCAGCGACAAGGACGTGGACGCGCTGCGGGCCGAACTGGAAGCCGCGAAAGCGCAGTTGCGCCTCATCGGAGAGAAGCCGGTGACGCCGCCGGATGAGGGCGAGAAGGTGATTATCGGCTGGGTGAAACTCCCGCCGACGCCCGGCATTCAGCGCAAGAAGATCTACGTCGAGAAGTTGCGCGACAGTGAACTGTATCTGCGCGACTTCCTGCGGAAGTGCAGCGTGCGCGGGTTCCGGGAGCGTGGCTACACCATCTACGAACCTGGGGACACCGCGCCGGAGCTGGAGAACTGGCCGTCGAAGCCCGAAGCCCTTCCCGCCGGAGTCCCTGGTGACGGGAGCCGCTGATGGTTGACCCTGACAAGGCGCGTTTGGCGCGGTTGGCGAACGCCGCCATCCCGTGGATGGAAGCGAAGTTCCCGGCGTTGAAGCAACGCGCCCTCCACGAGATGGCGCAGACCACGGAGCATATCGCCCTGCTGGACGTGCGGGCGACAGTCAAGGCGTTGGACAGGCTGATGGAAGAAGCCAGACGCGACGTTGTCGGAGGGAGTGAAACAGTATGAGTGAAGAGCAGCAGGGCTGGGTGGAAGAGAAGGCCGTCCCGCCCGAAGTGATACCGGAGCCCGAAGCGCCGGCCGAGCCCGAAGAGGGCGAGAACCTTATCCTCGGCAAGTTCAAGACGCCGGAAGAGGTTGCGAAAGCCTACGAGGCGGCTGAGAAGGACAGGGCGCGTCTCGCCAACGAACTCGGCCAACTCCGCAAGCAGCAGGAACCGGAGCAACCCGTGTTCCAGCCGCAGCAGCGCATCAACCCTGACGAGGTGATGGACCTCATCCTGTCCACGCCACCGTCCCGTCTGGCCCGCGACAACGGGCCGTGGGACGAGTTCGTGTCGCAGAGTCTCGGCTGGGACTCGACCGAGATGGAAGCCGCCGACTGGGTGGAGATCAAGAACCAGGTCCGTGACTACAAGCGGCAGCAAGTCGAGGTGGTTCAGCGCCAGCAGCAGGCGCAACAGGATGCGGTTGCACAATTCTTCAATCGGAATGCAGATTTGCACGATTGGGCACCACTGGTCGCCGCCGTCGAGGGGGAGTTGATACAGGAAGGGCGTTCCTGGAACACCTACGACGAGTACGAGGCCGATATCGCCAACGCCGCAAGGGAGCGCATCGGCAAACTCGCCGCGCAGTGGATGGGCCGGCAGGGGGGAAAGGCGTCCCAGCAGGCCCGTGTCGTCCCTGGCGGCGGCGTCACGGGCGCGTCCGTGTCAACCGGACCTGACGCGAACCGCTATCGTGTCGGGTGGGGGAACCCTGAAGGTTGACAAAACATCCCTGAAATGGGTAGAATAGGAGTACGGAGCGGTCTCCTTCCTTCCGTCTCCTCGCACAACACGGCGCTGTACGTCCCGGCCACGTTTTTCCATCCTTTCCCGTGGCCGGGACGTGCCGTTTTGGGGTATATAGAAAGTGACGATATCCCCCATCTATCGCAGATGGGGCGTGGGGGGCGTGGCTTCATGCCGCGAGCCTCCTAACAATACCCTCTGCGCCCCACAGGGCCGACCGCGCCAGCAAGCGCCAACCCGCATGGGCCGACAGATGCGTTTTCGCTAACCCGAAAGGGCCGATTACGCGGAGTCGCCAACCCTGCAAGCGGGCCGGTTGCAGCCGGTTCGGTGGAGTTGCTAACCCTATCGGCGGGCCGGTTGCAGCCGAGTTGCTAACCCGGAGTGAGAGCGTCAGTGTGGGCATTTGCCTGTTCTGACTTTCTGACAAAGGAGACAGCAATGGCTGCCAACTGGATTGACAAAGGCGGGTATTACTCGTTTGACCGCCTTTCCGCGAAGATGCGCTTCGCAACCCAGCCCTACATGCCGCTGAAGCAGTTCGTTCGTGACGAACCTGTCATCGGCAGCAAGGCTGGCGACACCGTGAACATTCCCAAGGCGTACAACCTCACCCGCGCCTACCCGACCTCGGCGCTGTCCGAGACATCGCCCATGACCGAGACCGACTGGACCGCTGGCACGACCAGCGTGACCATCTCGGAGTGGGGTGACGCCGTTCCGTTCACCGAGAAGTTCATGCGCCTGTCCGACTTCGACCCGCAGGACATCACCTCGAAGTTGCTCATGCACAGCATGGCGAAGAACCAGAACTATCTCATCATCACCGAACTCAAGAAGACGGGCCTGAAGTACGCCGCGACCGGCACCGCCGGCACTGCTCCGACCCGTGGCGTCCCGGCGACCTGGGGCGCGGACCCCGGAACGTGGGCCCGCAGCCTCGAAGCGTGGGACTTGCGCCAGCTCCGCGCTGACGCGATGGACACCTACGGCATCCCGCCGCTGACGGGCGAGGTGAGCGAGTTCGCGCAGTACGCGCTCGTTGGTTCTCAGGGCATCATGAACTGCTTCCTCGCGGACAGCACCGTTCAGAGTGCCATCAATGCTTCATGGACCAGCGCGGGACGTGACAACCCGCTGCTCCGCGGGTCCATCGGTATCTACAACGGTGTCCTGCTCATCCTCGACACCTCCGGTCTGCTCGGTGGCCTTCAGGACACCAATTACAGCGGCGAAGCCGTCTTCTTCGGAGACGACGCTGTCGTGAGCGCGACTGCCCTCTACCCGGAGATTCGCGTGAAGACACCGGAAGACTACGGGCGTGACCGTGGTATTGCCTGGTACGGCCTCTACGGTTACCGCCTTGTCGGTGGTGACGCTGAAGCCGAATGGACGGCGGGACATGCTCGCGCCATCCACCTGACCTCCTCGGCCACTTAAGGAGAAACTCCGATGGCCTATACCAACCAGATAGTCATTAACGCGCTGAAGGCGCAAGCTCTTACGGGTACTGCCGGAACGTCGCTCTACAAGTTCACCGTCCCCACCGGGAAACGCCTGTACTTGCAGAAGGTCATTCAGCGCGTCACGACCCAGTGCAACTCGACTTCCTCTCCAGGAATCAAGATCCTCAAGGGGTCTTCGACCGTCAAGACGTGTACCGTTGTCCCGACCACGACCGCGGTCGGCACTGTATACGTTGACAATTGCTCCGAGACCTCGTCTGTGGACATGGTCTTCGAGGCCGCTGAGGTTCTTGAGATACAGGTTGCGGTTCAGGCCAGTACGGCTTGTTCCCTTGACGTGGACCTCGTCCTCGGCATCGACAACTAACCGGCGCGAGGGGGGAGCAATCCCCCCTCCTCCAAAGGAGGAGGAAATGACACTCAACAATCCGGGCACACTCCTCGCGCTGAAGGCCAAGAGCATGGTCGCCGTCGCGGACGACGACGTGCTTTACACCTACACCGTCCCCACGGGTCAGCACTTCACCGTGGTGGGCGCGATTCAGGTCTGCACCGTCGCTGTCGCCAAGGGCGATACCGGCGATGACATACAGGTCGATCTCTGCCGCACTCCGAGCGGCGGCGACATTGCACTGCTCAAGCGGCTTACGGCCATCGACGACACCGACGCTATCGGCACGACCGAGTGGGATGATACGCCGGCCGTCACCGCCACGACCAACTACTTCAGCCCTGGCGACAAGTTGAGCGTTATCGGGTATACCGCGCCGTCAACGGCGGGCGGCGGGGCAGGGACAATCGACCTTCACCTGTTGGTGGACTTCAACAACTGACGGAGACAGGGGGGAGCAATCCCCCCTGTAACCCTTCATGCCATACACCCTGACTGAACTCAAGACGCGGGTACTCCGGCATCTCGGAAGGCCGTCAGACGATGACACGATAGGCGACACCAATCTGGTGTCGTCCATCAACGTTTCACGGGCCGAAGCGTGGCGGCATTGCGGCGGGCCTGTGGCCGACATTATGAGCGTTGACCTGTCATCGGGCCAGCGCGACTATTCCGTCGCTTCGTACCGTCAGGCGTTCTACGGCATCGCGTCCGTGGCCGTCAAGTCCACGACCGGCGTGATGACGCAACTCACCCAGGTTCCCATCCCGACTCTCGTCAACTACTACAAGACCGACGACGAGTCGGGGAGCCCGACTGTCTGGTCCTACATCGACGTTCCGCTGTCGCAGATCGGATTCCTTGAAGAGATACCGTGGCGCGTGTTGGGCGCGGGTGGCCCTTGTATCGCCCTGTATCCCGTTCCTGACGAGTCCGTAACGGACGGGCTGATTATCGAGATAGCGACCGCATCCCGCGCGCTGGACGAGGACGACCAGGTGTCCGCGCTGCCGACCAGCGTGGACGAAGCGGCGTGCTGGATGGCGGCTTGCGAGATAGGTTCCAGCGACCTTTTTGATGACCCCGGAGTGCAAGCGCGGCTCCCCCTGCTGGAGGGCAAGGCGCGGCAGGCGTTGAGCCGTGCGCGTTGGAACACGAACAACCTTTTCGGCGGGCAAGTGCAGTTGAAGCCGCTCAGTAACTTCGGGCAGACCACCGTCGTCCAGCAGGACCGCTGGCCGTCTGTCTACGACCAGACCGATGAGCTGACACAACTCGGATGAGCCTCGACAGATTCAAGCAGGGCCAGAGCGTGCATGAGCCTGGGTTCGCCCAGAAACTCAACGCCATCATCGACGCGGTCGAGGACACGCAGTCTGACGTTGACGTGCTTGAGGCTACAGCGGTCAGCGTGGCCGGTATCGCCACGCACATGGCGAACACCGGGAACCCGCACAGCGTCACCGCCGCGCAGGCGGGCGCTGTCGCGAGCCCCTTGGCCACCGACACGCCGACCTCGCTGACCGGCATCCTCAAAGGCGCGGCGGGAACACTTGAGGTTGCGACTTCCAACACGGACTACGCGGCGGCGACAGGTGGCAGCGCGACGTGGAACGTGGGCGACCCCGATGATCCGACAGCCGGCACGCTGACCATCGCTGACGATTCCGGCAACTGGGCTGAATTGACCTGTCCGAGTGGCACGACCGACCTCGCCGTTGGCGGTACGGTTGTGAGCCTCGACGGGCATACGCACTACATGATTTCCCCGAGCCTCACGGTTGGAGACAATGGGGGGCATCCAGTTGCCGGGCAGTTAGATATCGCTGACG